GACTAACAACCACTGCAGTTGCATCACTGTCTAATTCTATGGGATAATGTGGCCTTGTGTTTTGATGGATACAATCACTCACACCAGATGCTGCTTCAATTCGTTGACAATATTCACAACCGCCAGCAGGCCATTGACCGTCAAGCATGATTTTTCTTGCACTTATCTTCTCTGGTGTATTGTGAAAAGTATCAAAGTTGTCTACATCAATTTTACTAAAACTAGCACGATGGCAACTACTGGTTTGGCCATTGTTTAGATATAAACTACTCCAGGCCCATTTCCATCTGCAGGCTGTGGGTGTATCTATAGGAAATTTAATCTTCCCAGTCAAATTCTTCCTCATATTCATCTTCTAAGATGCCTTGATCTTCTAGTGAATTTTTAAGATATTTGTTTTCTGCCAGTTTAATTAAATCTTGCTCATCAATACCAAGATCAATCAGGCTGTTGATGTAATGGTCAGCAGCCTGTTGTTTGTCTTTGATGTATTGAGAAAGAACTAACCAAGACTCGAGAATCAAGTCTGATTCTTCCATTATTATTCTTCTCCGTTGTCTGCTTCAACACCTTCTTCTACAATCTCTTCTGACTCTAGTTCTGCTGTTGGCTCGGTATTTACCTTTCCTTCGGAGATATCTTTCATTATAACTTCAAGTTTTTCACCAGTCCACTGCTTGCGGAATTCAATCATTTCCTCACCAGCGGCTGTGACATACTTGAGCCTGTTGCCTTGTTTGACAAGTAGTTCCTGTTTTTCAAACAAGTCAATGAGTCCACTGTAAGGATCCATACCTGTTTCGTATGGAATCTTCACTTGTACACCTTCAAATGGTTTAGCGTAACGTGTTTTCATAACCTTACAAGCGGCACGAATACCACGCACATCACTGACTTTGTTGCCTGCTTCATCTTCCTTGAGTTTTAGTTTGCGCATTGCAACCACAATGCTACTTGCATAGATAAAGCCTTGCCCACCCGAGATCTTGTCATCTGGATCAAACATGTCCTGACTTGCATATGTGTGGTTGGTACACACCATGCCCACATTGTAACTGCCAATCATGTTGACTGTGTTACGCACAAGTGCAGTAAGTGCTTTAGGTTTACGACCCAAGTCACCCTTCATGTCACCTTTGTCAAACTGGTCAACATCTGTGGGTGTTAGCAACATACCCAAACTGTCAATTACAAACAGCACTTTTGGACGTTCTTCTTCTGCCATGCTTTTGTAATCTTTCATGAATGTTGAGATTGTTTTAGCAACATCATCAATCATGCTCATACTTAATTTAAGCAGTTTGCTTTCATCTGTGTCTACACCCAGTGCTTGCAACCAACTTTCATCTAGTGCGTTTTCACTGTCAATCAACACAACAAAGATACCTTGTGCTTGTGCGGCTTTAACAATGTTACCGCTGGCAAAATAACTTTTGCCTGCACCACTTTCACCAGCAAACACAGTTACTTTACCCATGGGCACACCTTTATAAAAGTCACCACTTATGAGCCAGTTGAGTGCATATGATCCTGTGCTGATCCAATCTGTTGGATCATGAAATCCAATGCTGAGTCCGTCAATGCTTTTTGTGATGTCTTTTCTAAATTTACTTACGTCAAATGGTTTTGCCATGTTTGTTCTCCTATGAGCCTATGTGTTATTGTATTATAAAAGACGCTGAATGTCAAATATTTTAGTGTGATCAAGTCCACGTCTAGTGTCTATGCTGTCAAGACGCTGTTTTGTTTCTTGTGTTCTACGTTCAAACGGTGCAGCAATGTGTACCAACATGTTTTCGTAACTGTTGTGCAACAAGTATTTTTTGTTACTGTTTTTGATGCGAGTTGCTAGTACACGATGCATGTCGTACAATACATTGTCATTGCAGTTTCTAATATCAAATGCTTTTGGTCCTGTGATTGGCCCAATTATGAAACTGTTTTCTTTGTACCCTAATCCAGTAAAATAGTCCACAGTGTCAAATAAAGTGTAAGGATTGAGAATAAACCACAGCATGTTGAAACTTACTTTATGATCGTGTTGTGATATAGTCTGTAAATTTTCTAAGAATGTGTTCCATTTTGCGCCATGTCTAATGTATTCAAATTCCTCTGCCATTGTTTCAACACTTATAGTCCAATGCACATTGCGAAATTTGCTTGCACGTTCATATACAGGACTTTTTAGATTTGTGAGGTTAGTATTGATACGCACCTCACAACTAGGATCTAATCTATCCAACAGTTCAACATTCTCTTTCATCAACAGAGGTTCACCGCCTGCAAGATACACATTTTTTAAGTTAGGTGCATTTTGTAACACATAATGTTTTGTCTTGGACAACTGTGTTTCGTCAACTGTGATGTCAACACCTAGTTCTTTTTGCCAAGTACTACTTAGTTCTGGCCCACAGTAAACACAAGCAAGATTACATGTGTTGCGCCAGCGCATGTCTACTGTGTGCAAACTGGTGTCGTCGGTATCGTATGTGCTATAAGGCACACCACTCAGTGATTTAAGATAGTAATACCTGTCACTGCGAATGTTATAACTGGTGCTGTCTTTTTCGTGCTTGTGACAGTGTGTACAACCAGAATGTTTTTGATGACTGTTCATGCACTGTTTAATTTGTGTATTTTGTTCGCCCTGCAGTATATCTTCAATGTCAGTATTGTTGATATTACCCAACACAGTTTCACTGAGCACACAGTTTTTTATTTCACCATTTGGATTCATAATAAACCCAGTCCATGGTAAAGGACAAAAACTACCACCTTTGATTGCACTCTTAGGATCCATTATAACTCTAACACTGACTGTTGTACAAAGCCAAGACTTATCTCTTCGACCCACAGTTGTTTGTTTTGTGCATCTATCCAATAATCACAAACACTGTTTACCCATGTATCAACATCAGCAGCATCAACACCCACTGTGTTATAGGGTTGAGTAGCCACTGTTCCTGGCCGTATCAATACCAATCTACAACGTGCTTTGTTTTTAAGATTGTAAAAAGCATTTTCTAATGCTTGTTTTTGTGCTTTGTATTCTTCATTGTGTGATTGTTTATTAGTAGCAACCATACTGCTAATAAGCCAAATCAGTTTAGGTTGGTCATGCCATGTTGTCCATAACTTGTATAATAATTCGGTTTGCGCGAAACCTGCTTGAGCATTGTTTATAAACATGTCACAGTCTTGTATATGACCAAAAACTTTTGGTGTGCTGCGAATATTAAAACCTTCTCTGCGACTTACACCTACTATTTCATGACCACGGCGTGCAAAGTATCTTGCAAAACTTTTGCCTATGCCTGCAGTATGACCAGTAATTGCTATTTTCATTTCCAAAACCTCTTTATACCAGGACGCACACTTTCTTCTAGTTGTAAAAAACTTTCTAATGCTTGTGTGTTGTCTTGTCCTTTGCCATATTCAGTATCTGCTGTAAGCCAGTTGTTATGATCCACACTCAACACATTTGGTGTTTTCAAAAAAGCAAACTGATGTTTGATTTTGTGTTGTCTACAGTATTGCTGTATTTCAGGAAGTTGTTTTACATTCAAACAACTCACAGTGGTCCATGTGTCTAGATCAAAAAGTCTATTGTTTATACTGTTGTAATACAATAGATTTTGTTCAAAATTGTTCCATTGCACTGGATAGCGCACATAGTCATGTACACTGCCTATACCGTCAAAACTAACAGTGACAATGACTTTTATACCACGTTCTAGTAATGCATCCAATTGTTTGATACTGCTTGCACCATTTGTGTTTATGCGTACAATTTTTACACTGTTAGGCAAGTGATCCAACATCCTATTGTAGTTAACACTTATACTTGGCTCGCCGCCGTTGATGTCAATTTCAACTAATCTATCATGAGGCAATTGCTGATATACATTCCAGTTGTCGTTGACCACAAGATTACCTTTAAGATTGCCAATGCGTGTGCTTAATCCTGCATGACATGTCACACATGCACTGTTACAGTAATTGTCTAGTGTGCCACCCAACTGTATATAATCAGATCTAAAATTTTTCAAAATATTGTGCCGTTTTATGCTATTCAGTCTGATGCTTGTACCATTGATTTGTTCTGTACGATCACAACGTTCACACTCTGCAGGCCAGATATCTTGATACATTTGCATTTTTAAATCAGCAATCCATTTGCTGTTTTGCATTTTTTCTACAGTTTTAAACTGTTGTGCATTTATCATATGGCCACAACATCCAATTGAGCCATTGGTGTTGATGCGCACAAAATGTTCTAAGCGAGGGCAATGCATTTTTCAATTTCTTCAAATGTTGTTGTGGTGTTAACAAAAGTGTTGTAGATTTTATTGTCTATGTCACACCAATGTGTGTCAATGTCCACATGTGGAATGTCAAACCTTGTGCTAACATTCCATTTTTCTTGTATAGGAATTTGGCTGTAATCTTTTAGTTGCAACTGCACATTGGGCGCAAATCGTCTTAGATGCTGTAACCAATGATATTGACTGCAGAAATGATTGTTCAACAACTGTCTGGTATTTATAAGATGTAATAGTGTATTTTTGTCTAGTTTGTTGTTGTGATCTATATAAGTAGCAACTCCAACACGGTAACGTTGTTCTGCTTCTCTCATGTACACAGTGACATTTTCTACACGCTGTATCTGTTGATTGTAGAGTATATTTTTACTGTGTTGGCGTATTGCACTTTGTCCGTTTTTGTGTATAGGAAATACATACTCACCATTTTCTAGCAAGTGTACTTCACAAACTTTACCAAATAGTTGATTATAAAAAAATTTCATTGTAAAAGAATGGAGGGCGACATCACTGCCGCCCTCTGCAGATACCTTATGAAGATTGACGACTTCTGATCATTGCTAGAATGTCTTCTGCACTCTTGCCACCTTCTGCGGCTGCTGGTGCTGGTGTTGGTTCTGCTGTAGGAGCAGGTGCCGCAGGTGCTGTCTCAAATGGAACTGTGTCTGCGGGTGCTGACTCCGTTGTTGATGTTGGCGCAGGTGCCGCTGGAGCAGGAGCAGCCGGGGACTGTGCTGTGCCTGCAGGAGCATCTACACCATATGGACGATAGTATTGTCCAAAACGCTCAACGTCGTATGCTTGTCCGTCTACACTTGCTTCAAACATTTCCTTAAGAACGTTGATTTCAACTTCTGTTGGACGCTTGGGCAAGTAATCTGACAAGGTGTGTAAACCATGTGTGTCAATAGCCGCACGTTGTACTTCAGTGAGCGCACTTTCTTTGCGAGCCCACTTGCTTGTGCTGTAGTCAGCATATTGACCTTTGGTTGTTTTAGTGATGCGGAAATCCAGTCCTGCATCATAATCAGTAGGGAGTTCTTGGATGTCTGGATCCATCAGTGCATCTTTGATCAGTGTAAAGATGCTTGGTGAAATAACAAACCTGCGAATTGGATTGTCAGGTGTATTATCCTCAGTTAGTGGGTTTTCGTTTACAAAGCCTTGGAAGATATAACTACGCTTCTTCCAGTACTTGCGACCCATTTCTTCAAGTGAACTATCTTTGAACCAAGTGCGAACTTCTGTCAAGATGGGACAGGTTTCATTCCACATCTCAACACATGGGACTTGAACCACTACTGGCTTGCTGTTCATATCGCCCTTAACTCCGTTAAAGGGTAAACGAATCATCAGCCTTTCAGCCCAAAAGAATGTGTTGTTAGGATCGCCATCAGGTAGGAACCGCACTGCTGCAGTACTGCCTTCTGGGATATTCCAATGTGGGAAAATTGCGTTGTCGCCGCCGCCTGTACGCTCACCGCGTGTTTCTTGTGCTTTAAGTTTTGCTCTAATTTCTGCCAAAGATGCCATAGTATTTCTCCTTTATGTGCCTATGTTTAGCCTTAGTTTGTGTGCCTAAATCACACACTGTATGAACAGTATATGATAATGTATTTACCATGTCAATATCTTTTGGGGTGGTTTTGTGGATTTTTTTCATGTGGTTGTAGCAACCATCCTTGCGCAGTTTGTCGATGTAGCCACTGATAAAAGGGCAAGTCCATGTTCAAACTCCATGTTCCGTTGTAGCCCAGGTAGTGTGTAAAAATGTCTTGTTTGTGATCATTGTCATAAGTGCTACAATAACTGAACTTTGGTATCACTTCTATACCATCAATAGAGATGCTGTCAATGAGCACTGCAGTTTCTAATGCACTGTTGTACACTTTGTTGCTCATTGTAACACTGAGATTAACAAGGTCTAAAACATGTAATTTGATATTGAGTTTTACACTATTTTGTAGAGTTGAATCAAACAAAATAATATTATTGCATATTACTTTTGCATGTGGTACACCATTGTCCACAATTGCGCTTAGAGCAATTTCTACATTAATAGTGTTATCAGTATCCAGCAGATCGTAAAAATTTTTCATATTCTGGCAAGTAATCCAATATACTGTTGTTGCGATTTTGTTCTAGGCGTTTTATGTATTCTACTAACTTTGGTAAAAGATGTGACTCATCAGGCTCGTTTTGCAAATAGTTTATGTAACTTTGACAATCCTGTGAAAGCAACTGATGCAGTGTGCTTGGGTTTCTAATGTTTACAATTGTTTCTGCAGACATTTGTCCTTGGGTATCTAACCAATTTTGTAATTTATCTATTGCTTGTTGTCGATACTCTTTGGGTAAAACTGTGGGACGCATGTGTGCAGGTTCAGAGATAAAATTACAACTTTCTAATATTGTGTTGTTGGTTACAGCATAATCATACAAATCAGTAAGATGTAAGATACTGAATACTGTTGGAGTAATTCTAATTTGCACCAACCAATTGTTTTCATGACTTAATTTTACCCATCTGTCAAGTAATACTTTTGATTCTTGTGTCTTTACAGGATATCGTATGTAATCATTGACTGCATGAAATGTTTCAATACTTAGGCCTACGTTGACTCCACCAAATTGTGATATCAGTTCAATAGTTTCATCATCCCACACTGTGAGATTTGTTGAAAACCCAACAGTTGCACTGGTGTTTCCTGCAGCAATCAACCTTTTGAGAATGGTTTTGAATGCAGGTGTAATCAGCGTTTCACCACCTAAAAAATGCATGTATTTTATATTAGGTACAGACTCTAATACACTTGTGAATTTGTCTAACAAAACTGGATCATTACACCAACTGTTGGATGGAACAGTGTTAGCAAGTCCTAGTTTTTTTAACTCAATTGCAAGTCTACTGCTAAACTGAGGAAGACAAAATACACATGCAGCATTGCAGTAGTTTCCTAAATCAATTTGCCAATCAACTGGCAGTTGATCAGTGTGTCCATTGTTGTGTAAACTTTTTGAGAACTCAGGAAGCCATGGACTACTTAACACACTTTTGTCAAAGTGTTCTGTCATTATGCCTGTTTTCAAAAGTTGTTTTTTCCTACCAGACACTTTGCCATGTTTGTCCTGCAAATGGCAGTGACTGCAATCATTTACTTTTTCGCCGTTG